CTTGATTAATTCGAACATCTCCCAAACCCATTCTAGCAGCCAAAGAATTATTGTAAGGACCTGCCCAAACAGAAGGTCTACCCAAACTAATTCTCTTAGCTCCACTGTTAAATGTTTGGTCATATTCAGTAGTAGCCGTTGCACCGCCGGATGGATTAAAACAATGTCTTGGCCAACTAAGACCAGTAAACCATTCTGTTCTAGAAGTCCAACATGGACCAAGTGTAGTTCCGTGGTATAAATATTCTCTACCAAATATGCGCAAAAGCTCGAACATGTCGAGTCTGTCGCCAGCATCGTGTCTTGTGTCGTCGAGCCCGACGACCGCAACCAGAGGAAGATCTACATCGACTGGTGGGGTCGGGCCTGCTAAAAAGTATCGCCGGGATCTCCAAACTGAACCAAAATTTGGTGAGTAACATTGAAGACTGGAGCAGGGTCGCCATTGTTAATGTCTTTTGCTGTAGGCAACAGACCGATAAAGTCGATATTACTGCTGCCATCAACAATACCAATCCCTTTAACATTCCCCCAGTTGGCTGAAGGAGCAGGGAATGTCCAACTCACACCAGTCTTAGGCCCAGACTTTGTCGTTGGGTTACCTTGGATGCCATCTTCCCAATCTGTACTAGCAATTGACACACGAGCATAAGAACCACCAGTAACTTCAGTTCCACCGGACCCATCGTCTGCGGGCATTGTCGTATACAAAGCAATTGAATAACCCGAGACATCCAAGGCTGCATTAAGCATCAGCCTTTCTTTGCGATTTGTTGCGCCTGCCATTTCTTCCCCTTATCCTTTAGTGCCAAGTCTGGCTTTCCGTTCCGCATTGATGTCTCGATACCTCTGAGCCATCTCATTACGTGACATTTTCTTTGGTTTAGAATTCTTTATGTTACAAATTCGAATCAAAGAAAACAATCTGTTCAAATGCCAATACTGACATTCAAATGGAATGTTAAAAGCTACGAGCCAGTAATAAATCAGCTCTGAGGTAATAACTTCGCCTGAACCCTGACGTTCTGGCATCATTCCAAAAGTTGTTGCTGACTGACTAGAGTCAATATACTCTTGGATTGCATCAATATGCGTTTTACCTAGTTTATTAAGAACGTCAGGATCCACATTAGGCGTAAGAATCATGGCTTTGATATAACCAAGAACTTCTTCATTGGTTCGATCACCAGAAGCCAAGAACGGTTTTTGGTAAATTGACTCCCATTTTGAAACTGAGAACAAAGAATGCTCTAATTCAATTACTTCATCATTAATAGTAGAAAAGAGGTTTTGTACTTCATCCCAAAACTCGTCTCCTTCGATGATCAATCTAAGCATTCTTAACTCCAAACTAATTAAACAAAGTCAAAGAACCAGTCGTCGTCGGTACCAGGAGTAAGTTGATAACCGGCATTTGGACGAGCCTTAATAAGAGTGTCAGCAGTGATGACATGAGCACCAGTAGCATACACAGTACCAAGAGTCTCGTTGTAGTAGGTAACGCCAGTGGTTGCAACAATAGTAATGGTGTGAGTACCACTAACATAAGTCGGGGCATTAGCCGTAACTTCAGTAATACTGCCTGCAAACAATGCAATAACAGCATCAGGAAGAGGCAACGCCGGATCAATACCCACATCACCATAAAGTGCCAACTCAAGAGCAGCCAAAGCAGTAGGGCCAACTACAGTTGAGTCAACAACAATCAATGAAGTAGGCTTAAGACTGGTAACGGAAACGGGAGTAGAAGTAAGTTCCCAACTAAATGAAAGCGCCTCAGGTGAATCATTGATCGTGGCATAAGCCTTTTCAGACGGAGCTGCTTGAAGCCCATATACAAGGTGAAGTTTGTATCCGTGATCCGATCCGTCAAGATCATTTCCAAGTTTAGTCCGGTAACAAAGACCAAACGTCTTACGAGATTGCTGGCCAACAACAATTCCTGGTTGAGGAGTTGCAAGACCATCAAACTGGGCAAACTCATCTGGGTAAGTGAACGCTTCAAGCGTTGCACCAAACTCTTCAGCAGCAATCAAGTTGAGATACTTGATATTATCTGCAAACTGAGGGTTTGCATCGGCACCAGACGGTTTCTCAGTAACAGTCGTAAGACCATTCCAAGCAACACCGTCATCATAAATGCCGCTCCCATTGGGGATAAACAATACTCCCCTATCTACACCAGTTTCATAAAGACGCTCTCCTACGTCGTCCCATGAAAGTTTCGTCATTGCTAAGTTTCCCTTCTAAAAGAAAAGGTTAAAAACATCGTGGTTCAGATTATCAGCACTGAAAGATCGATCGTACGAACATAAAGGAAGTTTAGCCACTTTATCTGGAATTCCGCTATCAGGATTTCCATCAATAACAGTAATTTGATAACGTTTTGTATTTTTATAAGGAGAATCGTCAGCAAATATAGTTCTTGCTGAATCTCTTCTATAAATAATACATGGATAAATCAATTTAATAGATTCTGGTGGCTGAAAATATACATTCGATGATCCAAGCAAAGCTACCAAGATGTTTTGAAGATCTTGCCGCTTACTCACTCTAGATCACCCTTCATGTTCGACGCTGATGCCGCTGTAACAACGATATCAGTCGTTGGACCATTGTAAACGCTTCCAAGTTGTAAGATGAGACGAGGGCGTTGAACTTCTACATTAGTAACAGTCCAAGGAACCCCCGCCCATCTCACATACTTGATGTTAAAGAAATGTTCGATGGCATATTGATCGGCGACAATGCTGATTCTATTATCAACAGTGATGTCTGGGTTAGCTTTATCACCGCTTTCCAAATTTCTTGAATTGCGAATGACATCGCCATAATAGGGGATTTCGGTGATTTTGTCTTCCCAAACTCCAGATTCTGGAGTTGCTTCTACAGTTTCACCGTATCCAACCTGTCCATAAAATCGTGCCATCTCAACTCCTCATATTAATTAGGCGTGACGAATAAAGGTCCAGTAGCTTTCATCCGAATCGGAGACGTAGAAACCAGTGTTCGGAACCGCAACAATATTGACAGTAGAGTCAACCGGAATTGCTGCCTGTGCACCAGTCGCCATCGTTGCACCAGTATCGGCGTTCTTGTAAACGACGTTTGTAGTAGCAACAATAGTAACAACACCAGTTGCAGGAACATAAGTCGGAGCATTAGGAACAACAAGAGCGTCAGCAGAAGCCTGAGCCTTAACCACAATTGCTGAACCAAGCTTGGTCAAGCAACCACAGCAACGAGTCTCAATAAGATACTTCTGCTGATTGTAGTCAATGTCAAAATCGTCGAATAGACTAACTTCACCACCACGAGTTGCACCATAAACATAGTCAACTGGGTTAACTAGAATAGCAACGATTGTTGCGTCACGCTCCATTGCCTCAACCGGAACAATTTCCGCAACACGAAGCTGCGTAGCAACCTCAGTAAGATCACGGTAAATAACTCGGCCAAGACTGTCCTTCAAAAGAAGGAACTTAGCAATAATGGTCTCAGTCGTGTACATAGTCGGAAGACCAGTACCCTTATATGCTGAACGTTTCGTGACAAGAAGATCAATAAACTCTTGAATCGAAGAGCTAGCATCCAACATGTTGACATGAAGAGTAGTAACAAACAGTTCGTGTTCACTGATAATAGGACGAATACACTGCTCATTAATCTTGTCAGCAGAAGCAGGGTTACGACCATCACCAATCAAAGCAGCAATAGCAATTTCC